AATTACGTATACTGCAGACGGCAGATAGAAAAAAAACCAAAAATGATTTTAAATGCTAATTTATTACTTATAAGAATTACAATAATTAATGCGTGAGACCTACTCGATATTAGAAATAGGAATGCATACAATTTTGAGTTAATAACTAATTACAAATTTCGCTACATCAGCGGTTCATGACGATTTACGTCATTCAGACAGTTTCTATGCAGCTGGCGGACAATAACAGGAAATGCAGCGTCGATGATATCCATTAAGGCTCCATACCTAACACCTCCACCCATAGATCAGCAACTATTTTTGACCATATTAAGAGAAAATGTTGCTGGAAAGTCATCTCGTTTTCTGGTATTTTTCTTGACGTCTTCGTATGTATGTATCTCAAGAGATGACTGCTTTTCTTTATCTTCTGATTTTAGTCTCCAACATTTGTATTTGCGAATTAATCTCAGAGTGAAAAATAGGATTGCGCCCAGTAATATGACGTATAGTGGGATGGTTGTGTGGTACAGGGCAGTTGGTTGAATCTCCTCGATGTCAATAGGTTTTCCCAACATGAATTTAGTTTGGATGCTGTGTAAGTCTTCCAGATCGATCGAGCTGAAATTGATGTGGGTAGAGACGGCAGTCAGATTCATTTCATCGTATGGTATCTTCGCTAGTTTCAATGGTTGACCCTTTATCGCGTTGTCATCGTTTATTATAGTTAATTCTGGAGTCTGTAGATAGCAACCCATAGGGATGGTTACGAGGTAGCTTCCTTGAAGTGTGTTGAAGTCCTTTCTCCCACATGCCAACTGAACTTTGGTAGGTTCGGGTAGAGACAGCACGTAATGTTGGTCGTCTAATTTTTCTACTGCTTCCTTGATGAGAGATATCTTCGTGAATTGACAAGTATTCTCTAGACTCTGATGAACGATGAGTTTCTGAATACAATCAGGTTTCGACTGGATCTGCTGGCCGGTCTTCTTTTCGCAGAGATAAGTACTGCTATACTTCGGGCATTCAGCCTCTATGTACACGAACGATTTCTCATCTGTTGCTATATAAGGAGAGGAAGGAATAAGGGCAAGTTGTCTTTTGTTGGGTACAATGGATAGTTTGTATAGGTCATATGTATCTTGGGAAACAATTGGAAAATTATATACTATTACTATACGTTTATCGATGAAATAAGATCCTGGCTTGATTAAGCTGTAATATTCCCTAAGTTCTAAATTTAGAATTTGATTTGGAGTATAAAGGGATTTTAATCTATCTATCATTGACTGCAAGGCCTCTATATCAATCATGGAATGATGAGTACTAGATGCGCGTATAAAAGCCATCATATTTTCTAATCTGATTATTTCTAACATTAAATCTTCTACGTTGTTTGTTATAATTCCTAAGATTTGTGCGAATTTCGCAAATTTAATTAAGCTATAGTCCCTATAAGCTTCTTTTTGTAATAGTAGTTCTAAAGTGGCATTAACTCTTATTTGATTTAAAGTTAGTTGTTCTAACACTTTATTGTGTTGGGACATCCACTCTTTGCAAAGACTCAGATGGCTATTAAATTCTGATGTTAATTTGCCTTCGTTGGTCTGTAAGGTTTTAAGAGCCTCGTCGTATTTAAGGGCATCTTGGTAGTCTAAGTTGCCAGTGACACTTTTTACTATAGACCCTAGGCCATCTATAAGACCTCTTTTAACTCTAACAGGTTCTAAAGATTTAATTTGGTGTAGTAATTTGCCAACCTTATTAGTAAGATAATCAATTTGATATTCATAGAGTAGGTAAGTTTCGTTATCGAGTTTAGTCCTAAATGTATTAAGTTGAGTCTGTACAGAGTCGATTTTATTTTCAATATCGTTGAGGTCAATGGGTTGTATAAAGGAATGATAGTGTATGGTTAGTCGTGTCGGTCCCAGTTTGTATGGTAATAGTCCGGGTCCATCAGCTAGGGTCTCAAGTCTTATCTCTTGAGGATGCGTCGCATGTATTGTCAGTAGCAGCAGAGTCCTGTAACAATGTGTTACCTTTAGGAACACGTTTTAGTCGCGCTTTAGCTACGGGCCCACGTTTTTTAGACGTATAGATGTGTATGGGCAGATCTGCTAAGACCGTATCCTGGGTATAGCGTGGTGCTACCTTCTGACGGCTGGCGAGAGGGTTTTTAATGAATACTTGCTGCTGAGGGATGTATTCTACTTCAGATTCGCGCGTTTTGTTTCTACTTTCTATTAAAGCCGTACGATTAGCAAGAGATGTTTCATTGATAATTTCGTAGACTTGTTTCATCTGTTGACGATGATTCTGAGCATATTGCTGCAGAATGTGTTCGGTTAGGTCTATGTCAAGCGGGTCCCTTGGATCAAAGTGTCCATTTAGTAGATCGAAAGGTCTGCATTTGGTGAAACTATGTATGGAACTATTGTAGCCTATGATAGCGTATGGCATAAGGTTAACAATTGGTTCATCCTTATGTTGTAGTTTTAGAATTCGAATATGCTCAAGAATTGTGGAATGGAAACGTTCAATATTTCCGTTATCGCTCGGGCTGTGGGGTAAGGTCTTATGATGAATTATCTTATGAATACGTACGAATTCAGAGAATAATTGATTGGAAAATTCGGTGCCGTTATCAGTAACTATGGTTATGGGTAATCCGTGATGAGTGCAAAATCGTAACAATGCCTGTAAAATACTAATAGCGGTGCCATCACGTAGGTGGTATGCCTGACCGTACTTCGTAAATACGTCAATGAACGTTATATATTTCTCATTTTGAACTGTAAATAGGTCCATATGAACGGTCTCTAGAGGTTTCGTAGCTGGGGGTACAATATTAAACTGAGGTCGTATTGGGTTCCTGTCATATTTGGCTTGACCACAGATAGTACACTCATTGATAAATTTAGTGATTTGATCTTTCATCCTGGGCCAGTAATACCTTTTTGAGAGTGCTAGGTAGCATTCATTTATTCCCCGGTGGTTTGTCTTTCCGTCATGGTAATGTCGTATAATGTCTTGTTGTCTAAGATACTCTTTGACATTTTCAAGTTCGACTTTGGTTAACACTAAGTTAAGGGATGAACTTCTGAACGTCTTTTGTATAATAGGGATAATAGAATACATCTTTAAGGGCGGATTTATGATCAGGGCTGTTTTGACTTTTGGGTTAACGTATTCTTTGATGGCACTTATAACATCTTGTTCTAAGTTTGACTCTGATAGTTGGATTGCTATTCGGGTATGACTTTCGAAAGGTTTTGTCACAATAGGTCGTCGTTTTATGTCTCCTACTACGGTAAGATGAATCTGTCTATGAAATCTGTTGAGTGGTTCGTTTGTAATGGGCACTTCCAGAATAGGGTGTTCATCACTAGTATGTACAGTGTCGGTTGTCGAGTTCTGTCTGATTTCGTCTGTGTTTTCGGTTTGTCTTTGAGGTCGAGATGTCTCGGAGGGGTTATTAATCATTGAGCTAAGTTCTTTAATGTTTTCTATTACTGAGTCAATTTCGTCTATTTCCGTGGTATGGATCTCAACACGAGAAAGGGCATCAGCGTTGGTATTAGACTTTCCTTTCTTGTACACTACAGAGAAGTCATATTCACTTAGTCGTAGTCGCCATCTAGTCATTCGTGAGTTTGGGTCTTTTAAGTTCATCATCCACTGTAGTGGTTTGTGGTCAGTCAATATCTTAAATTTTCTACCGAATAAGTAGGGTCTAAAATATTTTGTAGCCCAAACTATAGCCAGTAATTCTTTCTCTATTGTGCTATAGTTTAGTTCGCTCTCATTGAGTGTTCGAGAAGCGTAACAGACGGGTTTGTCGGATCCTATTGGTCCTTGGGATAGTACCGCTCCAATAGCGAAGTTAGAAGCGTCTGTCGTGAGGTTAAATTCTCTGGTAAAGTCTGGGTATTGTAATATTGGGTCGTTGGTTAACAGAGTTTTACAGTGTTCAAAAGCATTTACATATTCGGGACTAAGAGTTACTTTACTACCTTTTTTTAAGCACTGTGTAAGGGGTTTTGTGAGTCGTGCAAAATCTGGAATGAATTTTCGGTAATAACCGAGAAGGCCTAAAAATTGTTTTATTTCCTTAGGGGTCTTTGGAATCAGATATTTTTGAATAGCGGAAATCTTATCAGGGTTAGGCTTGATACCGTCCCTGCTTATGATGTGACCAAGATAAGCAGTTTCGAGCTTCAAGAATTCGGACTTGTCCATTTGAATTTTGAAGTTACTTTCTCTAAGTCTTTGGAAAACTCGTTCCAGGTTCTCCAGGTGTTCCTGTAGGGAAGTACTATAGACAATAATATCGTCAAGGTAGACGAGACAGATGTTATTTTGGAGACCTCTTAGGACATTGTCCATAACTCTTTGAAAAGTAGATGGTGAGTTTTTTAATCCCATAGGCATTCGAAGGAATTCAAAATGCCCGTGTTCTACGTTAAACGCGGTTTTCGATATATCTTGAGGGTCCATCTCCACCTGATAAAACCCACTTGCCAAATCTAAGGTGGTGAAGTATTGGCACTTACCTAACTTGTCAAGTACGTCACTTATGTTTGGTATCGGGTATTTGTCATCGATAGTCTTCTCGTTCAACTTACGGAAGTCAACTACGAGACGCCACTTTTGTTTCCCAGAAGCGTCGATTTTCTTGGGCACAACCCATATGGGTGAGCTCCATGCAGAGTCTGATGGTCTTATAATTCCTTGGTCCAACATTTTCGTGATTTGGTCCCTAACTTCCTGGCGATGGATGAAGGGGTACCGGTAACTTTTGGTGTACACGGGTACTTCGTCCGTTGTTCTTATACGGTGTTTAATTTTATTAGTGAATGTAAGGGCTTCCCCGTCAATGTAAAATACATCTGAATATCGAGAGCAAAGTCTTAAAAGGTTAGCTTTTTCCTCCTCATTGAGATGGTCTGTACGCAATCGTGATAAAACATCGTCTACACGTTGTGACTGTTCAACTTGTGTGCACTTGATATTGAATAATTCGGCAGAAGCTGGCTGATCCAGGTAAAAAATTACATCATTAGGGGTTGGATTCTCTAATTCTACATATCCACGGCCATCTTTTACCATGGTAACGCATTCATGGACAATGCAGTTGCAAAACATTTGTTCTTCTACTAAAACTTCGCCATCCGTAGCGTTAATAGGTATCCTTACTAACTTAGAACTTCTTGCAGGTATCATATCCTCGTACAGGTTGACATTACGAGAGTTATATAGCTTAATGCGGTTAGTTGCAAATTTAGTTATTAGTAAAAAGTCTTTTAAATCTATCTTGGCCTCCCATTTAGACAATAAATCTAGTCCTATTAATCCATCGAAATAATCATGAAAATGGTATATAAATAATTTAATATCTTGGGTTTCGTTAAACTCCTGGAAACATGGTAATGTAATTGAGTGCTCATTTCTACTGACACCGTGTATGTTCGTTATTTCAAATGGGTCGTAATTCACCGAGTAATTGGAAAAGTATTTTTGGACGGCTTGGGGGCTAATAAATGATTGATTGGCACCAGTGTCAATCAAGAATTTTAATGGTGGATCAGAAAATTCTATATATGGTAGTTGTCTTTGGTACTGTAGGTTAATATCTATCCTTGTTCGTTTGATGGTTTGGTCGATTGAAAATCCTGACTTTCATGTACATGGCTAGGGCCTGGTTGAGCTTCTGTCTCACTAGCGTCGTAAGGTAAGTCGTAACAGGTCGCGTTTGTGTCATAGTCATAGGGGTTGTTATAATAGTCAGTATAATAGTCGCACCCTGGTTCGGAATAATAGTCGACTGAGTTATATGAGTCGTCAGACGAGTAGAATTCGTTAACGTTTAATTCGCGAGTTTTGAAGTAATTATTTGGCGGCGGATTCCCGGATTTACGCCAGTCATGTCCCGTCATTACAGGTAAAGTTTTTGGGACAAAATGTTGAACTCCACTCATCGGTTTTACAATTTGATTTGGTGGTGGATTACGTGGTGGTAAGCGGAAAACGTTACTCTGAGGATGATAATTTGGTGGCGGTGCTCTAAGCATCTGTTGAGTTTTAGTAGGCATGCGATTATGATATTGGTTAGGCACATTAAATTTAAAGGGTTGAGGTGGTGGTTGATTGCCACGTTGTCCCATCGGAACCGGCCAGTTAGGTACCGGCGGTCTGTGAATACCTAATGTATTGAATGGGGTCACAGGAGACTGTTGCGGTATAGGAAGCATTTTAGGAGAGCTGTGAGCCCTCGAAGACTCATTGCGTTGCTGCAGATATATTACATTTAGCTCTTCCTGCACATATTCAAGGGCTTTCTCGATAGTCTCGGGGCGCATACACCTTATACGTGAACCTAAAGGTTCTTTTAGTCCCCGCACAAAAGCCTGCACAGTTACTTTCTTGTAAAGTGCCCGTTTAGCTTCGATAGTCGTTGGTAAAGTCTCATGCAACGTTACATACGTCATTATGGTACTGAATAAGGTTTGGCATTGTTCGTAGAACTCCTGAGGAGTCTTATTACCTTGTGAAGCTAATGAGAGGTCATTATATAAAGCCGTTTCATCGCGCTGGTCTGAAAAGTTGTTAATTAAAGATGATCTAATGCCTACCCAGGTTTCAGGAATGCCATTTGCGTTTATGGTAGAGGCAGCTGTTCCAGTGACCTTGTTCAAGATGCCATTTAACAAACATAAATTTCCTAACTCACTTCCCGGCTCAGCGCTCGCATATTGCTCTACTAGTTTATCACATATATTTATAAATCTCGTTAAAATATTGGGGTTGCCATTAAATTCCGGCACAAGTCGCAAAGCCTTGAAAATTACGTCAGGATCGTGTGGCATTTTTATACTAAATAATCTATCTAAACCTAAGTTTAAATCTGAATTATCTAAGTCTCTATTAATATCAATGATATTCCGGCGAGCCTGGCGTGATGCAGGTTCCCGGGTGTAAAACTTTTCGTGACGAAAAATTTTTAGAGATTAAAGTAACTAGGAATAGAAAGGAAGCAACACGAGAACGATTCAAGTGTACTTACATAAGTTTCATATTGGTTCTTTCTCTGCGAATCGATGTCTGGATTCTCCGCCTGGCTCCGCAGTTGTCCCGTAGATTCAGGATACTCAGGATGTGGCTTGAAAGCCGCCCGGGCGACTCGCGAACGCGAATATCGATATGAGATGACTCTATTGCTCGCGAACCGGCCCGCGAGTATCCTACCGACTGCGCCAATTACGTATACTGCAGACGGCAGATAGAAAAAAAACCAAAAATGATTTTAAATGCTAATTTATTACTTATAAGAATTACAATAATTAATGCGTGAGACCTACTCGATATTAGAAATAGGAATGCATACAATTTTGAGTTAATAACTAATTACAAATTTCGCTACATCAGCGGTTCATGACGATTTACGTCATTCAGACAGTTTCTATGCAGCTGGCGGACAATAACAGGAAATGCAGCGTCGATGATATCCATTAAGGCTCCATACCTAACA